CAGTTGAAGCATTGTCTTGCTCTAACGGGCTATCCTTCTCGTCCATGAATTGATTGGATTCAAAATGGAACTGCCAGCGATCATTTGTTTTCTTATCTGTTATAATGTACAATGGACCTTGCTTGGAATAATGTCTGTACATGTCCGGAAACGCAGTACACCAATCTGTATCACATGCTAATGCCTTACTTGCTTCGTACGAATTTGGACTTACAATGGAATAGTTCGGCGAGTTTAATATAATCTTAACATCTTTTACTTTTTCAGCTTTTGTTACCGGCTCGGAGTCGTCGAACGATGCGACCAACGTATTTAAATCGGACAGGCCTTTAAGCTTGTTGATATCTGCGTCTGCTCCAAGCTTCTTAGCGTTCTTCAGTTCTTCGAAGCGTTTGAGTGCTTGAACAATACCGCTACCGAAATCTTCTAGTCGTTTAATTCCGCCCTGCAGATAACGAGTGATCATCCAGTTTACGTATTTGTTATTGGGCGAGGGATCAAACTGCTGTAGCCATTTTGGAAAGCGTTCGTCGCCCGGCTTTGTCCAGTGTATCAGTCTAGCTTTTAAAAGTGTGAGGTCGCGAGTATCGTTGCCTGTTAAATAGTTGGCTTCGTCTTCCAGTCTTGCTTTTAGTTTTGCTGGATCGAAACGCACATACTCTAGTAAGAGGACGTGCGTTTTCATTTTTTCTGCCAGCCGTGTACCATGTTAAAATTCTGCTTGCTGAATTCTAATCTATCGACTAGCTTGACCGCGTCGCCGTGATGTCCAATTGCTACAAATCCTTCTGGGTTGGTTACTTTGTAGCCATCGCCGTCTTTAATGAACGTTTGAAGGCCTTCAACTTGATGGAGTTTGTTTATAATCAATAGTTTAATTTCTACCAATCGCTTATACACTGCTAGAACGCCGAGTAACGCATTGGAGTTGTCTTCGATGAATTCTTCTTTTGCTTTGATCTTAGCAAGACGGTTCTTAATGGTTGCGTGATCTTCGCCTTTCTCCGCGGCGATCTTGTCCATCTCTTCTTGCATTTTGCCTTTGTAGAATTCCAAGAAATCTTTAAGGAATGCGATTGGGTTAGTTACTAGCTTGCCGTCACGCACCATTTGGTTAATAAATGGTTTAACAAATTTAGCAAATTCTTTATGGTCTACAACAATGTTAAACTTTTCTGGGCGGATCTTCTTCATAGTAGATTCGATCGCCTTAACTGTGTTTGCGATCTTGGCTAACTCTTTAGGAGTTAAGCTTGCTGTGCCTGTTAGATCCTTGTACGTTGCGTCATCAAACCACACGTCCGGGGATTGGTTTAGTCCTGCTACGTCTACGCCATAAACCGGTGTCATTTCAGCTATGCTATCGCCTTCGTATGATGTATGGAATACGATGCCAATCTTAGCCCGTTGCATTGTTGCTGCTAAGTCGCTCTTTGCTGGAACCGCATAGGTAATTGTGTTTGGTGTGAACTCGATCATCTTCTCGCCTGCAATCTCAGCGTTCATAATGTCGTTGTGGTCAAACATAAAGTCTCCCTGTAGCACATTGCCAATGCCTAGCTTAGGAAGATATTTTAGAGCAAGTTCTAATTTCTTAGCTAGCCCAGGGTTGTCGCCGTACCACTTGTCGAGTTGTCTTTTGCTTTTTACAATCTTCGGCTCGCCTTTAGCGAACACCGATTTCGTGCCGACAAAAAACTTGCCATCTTCTGGGTCTATTCCGCATACAATGCCAGGAGCTCCGTCCCATTTAACTGTTATCTTTGCTGCTTGTCCGGAACCGTTCGCTAACATTGAAACCACTTGCTCGATGTACGTTAGTGCGGCTTTTGCTCCGTCGAAGCCATCGTTGAAGACTAGATCTTCAATGTGTTCCATGCGCGCGCTGCGTGCTGCTTCTATCAAGTACTTCGACATCAAGCTTTCTTTTAGCGATTCTGTTCTTGTAATGTACGAAATCCCAGGACCGGATTCGTTCTTCTTTGGCACTAAGAACTTTATCAATGCGTCAGTATCTTTTGGATCAATTCCCTTGTCGATAGCTATTGCCATCTTCTCTTTTATTTTTTCACCGTCCCATCCTAGATTTGTAAGTGCGGATGTTACTTCGGGATTGGAGACAGCCTTCGCTACTTTTTGCTTAACGTCTTGCTTTTTCCAATGCTTGTTCGCGCCTGCTGCTTGATTGGACGTTGCCTTTGCTTTCGAGGTTGAACCTCTTTGCTGGTAGAACTTGTCTACTAGTTTACTAAAATATTTTTTAACTGCGGCATCTTTTGTGCTGTCGTTGTACGGCTCGCCCAGATCCTTGTCGCCCATGAATCCCTTCTTGTCTTTGCCGTCGCCGCGAAGCCATAGATTCAAATCATCGGCTGTTGGCTCTCTGCTTTCTTGACTGCGAACTTTATTGGCTTGCTCTAGCCATTTGTCCAACATCATGTCGGCCATTTTTGCTTTCTTGGCTTGTTGTCCTTTGGAGGTTCCTGCTTGCGTTGCGGCAGCTTTATTTGCTATCCGCTTACCCATTGCGGCTGTAGCTTTGCCGCCGGATTTTGCTAGGGTCGCGCCAGCTACGCCTTTGACAGTATTGCCAAAACGTGCGCCTGCTGTTTTTGCTTTATTACCGATAGATTTACCGGCCTTCTTTAAAGCATCCAGTGGGCCTTCGTTAAGATCTCCAAAGTCTTCAATCTTCATTACTTATTACGACTCTCCTTAAGCTTCGTAATAGCTCGTGAAAACTTCTTTGTGTCTCGGCCACGGATACTATTAACTAATCTGCGTTCTAGCTCGAGCGCAATATCTTCATTATAGTTTTCTTGGATGAATTCGATAAGATTGATAGCGGATGAGATAACGTTGCTAGCACGACTCTCTAATATATTCTCTTTATCTTTCTCAATGCTCAACGCATTAAGCTCATCTAGGATGCTTCTGACTTCTTGGCTCAAGGTATGTATACTCCGATTTAGTAGTATTTATGCAATTGCCACCAAATGAAATATTACAATACTATTTTAAGCCGTTGATCAAATTCTGAATTTGCTTGCTTTGTGCTTCCGCCTTGGGGATTTTTTCTATAATTTCGCCGGTTGCGGTATCAACGGATGCCTGTCTATTTTTAATTTTGTCCATTATCGCACTAGACGGAGGACCAGATTGTACATCGTCGTCGTCGTTCGTATCTACGATGCGCAGTGTGTCGATGTCAAACGACAAATCTACCTTCTGTCCTACGCCTGAGCTCGAGCGTGTTTTCATTAGCTGTAGTTGATAACGGCCGTGCTCACGCATGGAACGTGATGTAAAGATGCCAAATACGTTGTCTGCGGTGTTGATTTTGCTTATGCCGCCTGCTATCATGCTGTGATCAAAGTCCACTTCTTCTACTGCGCTTCTGTTCAACTGCGATGCTGTTACAAACAGAATTTGTAAATCGTTTGCTAGGTTGCGCAGCTCTTCCGACACGTATTTGTCTTTGATGAATACATCGCTGGGTGAAACTTTAATGCTAACTGGCATAATTAAATCCAAGTAATCCACTAGTAGGAAATCAATCTGCTTGCCTGTTTGAATGTGTAGTTCTCTTAGAAATGCTCGTATGTCGTTGACTGTGGATTGCGCGGGTAAGTACTTGACACGCAAGTCGCCGCATTTTTTGCCTTTGATGGCAATCTTCATTGCTACGTCGTCCAAGTTTTTGAATACTTGGTTAGAAGCGATGCCAGCTAACATGCTGTCAATACGCATCGATGAAAGTTTTTCACTTAGTTCCAGTGTAACATAGACGCCGTTGAGACCAGCTTCAATCCAATTACAAGCTAGATTTTGTAAGAATAAAGATTTACCAGAGCCGGAGCCACCAGCGAATACGTTGAGCTCGCCCTTGTTAAAGCCACCGTACAGCTTTCGGTCAAGCCCTTTCCAGCCTGTACTCAGCTGTCCGTTGTTGTCGCGCAGTGCTAACAGTCTCGCCTTTGGGTCATGGAAGTAATCCGTGCCCATGTCGCGTGTGAGCGATATGCGAACAGCGTCAGTTATCAATTTTTCTACTGGATCAAAATCACCCTCTTCGATCATGTCCGCGGATTTTAAAACTGCGCGTGACAGTTCTTCTTTGCGTGTGAATTGTTCAAACTCATCCAAGAACCATTCCGCATGCGTATCGTCGTAGTTTTCAACGTCTTGGAATTTTGTGCCAGTTGCTGCTTCAAGTACTTGCGCTGACGGCAAGCCGTTGTACTCCATTGCGTACTCGCCCATGAAATCTGCTGCTTCGCGCAAGCTCTTGTCAAAGTTAAGCGGATTGTATATATTTTGAATGCGCGAAAACAATCCATGATCGTGGAGCATCAGCTCCAAGAATAATTTTTGGAATTCGGGTGTGTAATCGTTAGCCATTTATTCTGCTGTTTTTCTGATGTTGTCTACAGTTTTTTGGTTTTTCTCAATCCGCTCATGCATTGTTGCAAGGTTTTCTTTCAATTGCGTAGTGTCTTCAGTACCGTCAAGTTCCAAGTGCTCTAGAATCTCTAGTGCCTTCTCCATATTAGATGTAAGTCCTTCGATAATTTCTTCTAATTTTTCTGTTGATTCATTCGTGTCTGTCATTATTTTAATTCCTTCATATGTAATTTTATCTTCAGTTTCGTAGTCTGTACATTACTTATAATAGTTTTCAAGGTGAATAATTTTCCGTATCGCTCATAGGCTTCTCCAGCATCTTTGATATCATCTTCCCATCCCGGAAAGCTAACGTGCCAGCCGTATTCAATTGCGGAGTCGATTAGCGGAGTGCCGGTGTGATTTTGATCCGGTACTACGATTACCTGCTTGCCCAACTCTTCTATCAAATCTGCTTGCTCCACAGATACGATGTTTGATAGTACTGCCAAGCCGTTAAAAAGTATAGCGTCGATTGGTCCTTCGAACACTAGCACGAAATCTGATTCAGCTACTAACCCATCTGTGCCAAATACATAATCCGAGTCAACAGCATTGAGATACTTTGGTTTGATTAATTTTTTAAGACTTCTGGCAGTGTAGCCGACAATCTTGCCTTTCCATGTAAATGGAATTATAAGCCGTTGATTCATTGCCGATGTTTTGTCTTCGGTCCAGTATAAATCCAGGTTTGATATGTCTCCCAGCCTGTTGCTTGCGTACTGTACGGCTGTTAACAATCCACTTGGATACACGTTTGACCCTTTAAGAATGTAAAATTGCGCCCATTGCTCAAACGATAAAGCTCCTGCTGGCAGATCGCGTTCTTTGAAATCTATTTCTTCGTGTACTTTTTCTTCCGGCTCTACGAATAATGCGGTGTCTCGTACTCGCAGTGCTTCGATTGCCATGCGGCTGATGTCGCCTTCGCTTGCGCCCATCCAGCTTAATAGCTTACGTGTTTTGTGATATAATTTCTTGCCTGGAGTGTAGCCGGTTTTGAACCCACAGTTGAAGCAACTATAGACAATACCGCCGCTAGCGCCGTCTATCTTGGTGCCACCGCGGCCGCGCGTGTCCTTGCTCTCGCCGTTGTGCGGACAACATGGCGCGTTTCCGCTCTGCCAGCCCTTGGGAGTTAGCCTGGTCTTGCGGGTAGACATCCATGTTTTAAGGATAAAGTCTGTTACGTTGTTCAACTAATTCTCGCTTAGTATCTATATTGAATTTCTGATATTGTGCCGTCTGTTGCTGTTTCTAAAAATCGTACGCCGTTGAATATGCCGGTGAAGTTTAGAGTAATATTATCTTCTTGATCAGTGTACGATAATGTTGTTACGTCAAACCACGTTACGTTTGTGGTTTGTTGTATGATATTGTCCATTGTTGCTTGGATTGTTAAATCGCCTGTATAGCCGGCTGTGACGCCGTCGGCAAATTTTACTATGATTGTGTGTAACGAATCGTTCTCGTGTACTTGTGTTAAATTTGACACAGCTTCGGTCAGCTTTGTGTTTGGATCGATTGTTAAAATATGCGAAGGGGTGAACTCAGGTGCTGCGCCGAGGCGAATGTCAACTACACCGCGCATGCCAAAATTGTCGTCCACGTATGTTGGATGTTTTGTGCCGTCTAGTGCTACGGACGTGATTGCGTATTCGTAGCGTCCAGTTTCTACGGTACAAAGATATTGTTCCGGCACGGTTACGCCTGCTTTGCCTGTAGTAGCATCGATGTGGGCTACTGGAAGTTCAAACAGGATCTGTCTGGATGCTGAACGTTCGTCAAACACGACGAAACAAAACTCCATGTTGCCAATTGGAACTCTGCGTTGATCTGAATTCTTAAATTGGAAAAATAAGGCGTTATCGACTCCCTTATGTAATACTAGATTTGATGCATACACTACTATATTCCTCCGATTCGTTGTGTTATCAGATAATTGAACTTCAGTTTTATTCTTATAAAGATATATACTATTACTTTGCATACCTGTATTTATCCAATATTAACATTTGTCCAATTAAATAGGTTACTAAAATAAATATTATAAATATACTCAATGAGCGAAATAAGCAAGGCACGAAAAGAAATGATTCGGAAGTACCCATTTATGTCTTACGTTACGTACGGCGGTAACGGCTACTTGGGCATCATCCAAAACCACAATCCTGTTATCACTGGCATGTATCATTTTGATTCACTTACAAATGACGCTGACAAACAGCTATTCCTAACACTGGGCGACGAGTGGTGGTGGCAATCAAATCGCCAGATTCCTATTAACATTTTCATTAAAGAAGACTGGCGTCCATTTAAAGTTATTCTTAAAACATTTAACAGCAAAGACGTTGAGATTGAGTTCGGCCCTTGTGTTAACTTACGCGAAATCGCTCTCAAGCGTACCAAGAAAAAGTCAATCACTCTTATTAGAAAAATAGATTAGAATACTTATTCTTTTGGTTCGCTTTCCTGGATCCTTTCTGCTTGTTCTTCTAACAGAATCTGATACGCCTGATCAACTGGATCGAAGTGCTTGCGCTCCTGCTGCCATTGATAACCCGCATAATAACCCCATGCCATTCCAACTACAAGTATCGTCATAGTCACTGTGACTATAATGGTTTTTGTGCGGTCGCTAAACCAACTATTGTCGTGGTTATTCATGGGCAGTCCGTATATTGTGGTAATTTATATTCATCATTTAATACATCCATAACATCTTCGTACGATTGTATACGCTTAATTTCTTTCGACGTCTTGATGAGAAACCTGGCAATTTTCTCTCGGTTCTCAATCATAAATTCCATGTAAGGTTTCCAACCCTTACACTCGCAGCCAGCGACGAAAATCTTGCCGGCCAATTCTATAAGACACTGGCCGTTGTTTTCGTAGTCTAGGACCAGCATAGGATTTTTCTCAGCATCCTCTTCCCATTCTGCTCGCATTTCTTCTGGCGTGGTTTCGTCTTCGTCAAAGTCCCAATAGTCCATTCCGTGCATTGAAATGTGTTCTCTTCCGCAATGGCACTCTGCATTCAGTGTACCGCCGGAAATAAAAATCCGTTGAAACTCATCGTTCATATCTATTTCCCATTTCATAATTCCTGTTCCTCTATCAAATTCATATGTACTGCCACGGCCATCGCATAGCTCGTCGCGTGACTCTTGCGGAATGTGTAGCCTTCAGCTTCGTCTCTGTCCCACACAGATGCCGCTATATCTGACCATTGCTTGCCACGTAGATGACGCTTGCCGGGACGTATAATTGCTAAGAACATGGCCATCTCTTTAATACTAGCTGGCTTCATTACTTTGAGCAGATCGTAATAGTTGTTGATGTGAATGATCTTCTCGACAAACTCCGCGTCGGTTGTTAAACGCATCCAATTTGGCTCTTTAACTGCTAGCGCATCCAAGTGCTGCTCATCTTTCACGTTATCGTAGATGCCCAGATTAAGGAAATCCAGCTTGAAATATCCACGTTCTTCTGCTGCTTTGTGGTCAATGCTAGCGTTGCCTGTCATCGGATCTGTTGGAATATCAGTGTAATACATGCCAGTATTGTGTTTGGTCGCTTTACCGTCTCTTATAATAGCTGCTGGAGTGCCTCCAAGCAGGTCAATCGCTTGTTGACGGTCTGCGAAGTCGGTGTCTATGTCTGGAAGATTATGCTTAGTCATTGAATCCCGCCTCGCCTAATACTTCTCGTATCCACTTGACATCTTCTGGATATTTCTTAAAGCGATCAGCCCAGGTGCTTGGACTAACCCACTTGAATGCGATTGACAATTGTTCTTCGTTAAAGTTCGCGATAGCTGCTATGCCTTGATCGCAGTTAAACAAAAACCAAGGAGACAGTCTGCCGTTTGAAATTAAGCTGACGATTTTGTTCCCTGACGCTACTTTGAAGAACTGATCGAACGATGTGTTGTGTTCGTCCGCCCAACGTCCTAGCTCATTAATCGTGCGCGTGATAGCATCGGCGGCAGGTTCTTTCTGCATATGAACAATGATGTATTTCTCGTAGTACCGATCTTTGTTCCACCAGTCCAGCTTGACATTATTGTCCAGTAGATAATCAACCAGCGCCATTGGATTCACTGCTCTGATTTGGTGGCAGTGCCATCCGAATTTTACGAATGCTGTGTAGTAAGGACTTTTAATAAAATCTTCGTGCGTTTTTTCCTTAGTGGATTGCGGTTGGGTTGTTTTATAAAACCGCTGGTATGCTTGAATTCCTATTCTGCAGCCTATGTCGTCTTTGTTCTTCCAACGTCTCTTCGTTTCGCAGAGATGCACGACAAGCGTTTTTTCTCTGCGAAATTCTTTATCGCAGTACTTGCATATAAATTTATCGGAAGATGGCTTTGATTGCGTTGTCATTGTATCCCAAATCAGTAGCGTATTGCTTGATTTCTTTATTGGTGGTTATTTCCATTAACAATGCTATTTCCTCGTCCGACAATGTGGGAAACTGTTGAATGAAGAAATTCTTAATCTTGTTATTCGTCTTGGTTGTTTTCTTCTTGTAGCCAACCCACTCGTGCTTCATTGCGCCCATTCCAGGCGAGCACGTTGTGGCCATCAGCCATTGTAATTTTGGATGCTTGGCTGTCTCGCTGTTCAAGTTCAGCAGGTTCACGTTGAAACGCAGGTTGGTCGCTTTCAGCCACCACTCGTCCATTTCTTTCATTGGGTGCGATACTGTTGATGCCCAGCGAACCATTACAAACGGAGCAAAGCCTTTCTTCTCTTGCTCGTTTAGGTTGTCCCAGAAGTCGCGGTCCTTTTTATCCATAGCACGCAAAGCGTCAAACATATTCAGCTTGTACTTTGTTTCTGGATTCATGCCAGTGCCTTCAAGCAGGTACTTCTTTGCCTTCTCGTCTTCTGTTTCGGTTTCTCTGACTACGCCGAACAGCGATACAAATGGATCGTCGCTCATTACCATACCTGTGTGAAGTCAACGATTTCACACTGTCTGCTGATGTCTTTAACAAAGTAAGCACATTTAGGCTGATCTCCGGATTCTACTGGAACGCAGAGAATTTGTCCTGGTTTTAATTTTGGAAAATACCAGCGGACATCTTGGTAAATGTCTTCGATTTCAATTTCCAAATAATCCGGGCGCCCTTCGTTAAGCGGGTTGTATACGAATGCTGTGAAGCCGCGATCGTTAACGTCTTCCAACGGAATTACTTCGCAGTCGCCAAATTCTTCGTCTGCTACTACGATCTGCCAGTCGACCGGCATCTTAACTTGATGGCCGCCGATATTTAGCACTACTGCTGGCGCATTAAAGCTTTCCAGAAAGATTAACGGTATGAAGAAGTAATCCGCATCTGCTGGGTTGCTGTTGTCCAGAACGCAAAAACGCAGATCGTCAATCTCGTCCGGTATTTCGTTCATTTCAAAAGCATGATTTTCAAGTGTTAAGATGTTCAAATTATTCTCCTGTTAGTGGTACACTATAGCATACTGCTGTACCGTCTTGCAAACCTTTCGGTAATTGATATGTCGAGGCAGAAATCGCCAAAGTACAAATCCCACGGCTGATGCCCAGCAAGTGGCATAAAATGCGATGAGTAGATCTGCGACTATTAACGAGATATCCATTTTCTAATCCACAAATACCAATCCCAAAACAGCAGACCGAGATATGCTATTATCAGAATGGATATTATGATGCTGAATCCTGGCATTATTCCGGATCGTCGAACGGTGTTTCTATTTGCTTGCGCGTCGGCGTCTGTGCTTCTTCCTTCTCGCGCATGTATTCGTTTTCCTTGCGCACATTCTCGAGAACTTGCCTACGCCATTCTCCGCCAACGTTTTTAATGTGCTGGCGCATACGTTCGGCTATGTCTTTTTGCTTTTGAGTTATTGGCATTAGTAGTGTCCTATAAATCCGCATTGCGTACAACTCCACGCATGAAGACTGATGTCTTCACATGTGACTTCATACGTTGTATACCAGTCGCCTTCCATCTCGCCAGTGAAGTCATTGTATACTTCTCGCCATTCTTGTCCGCGAATGTCGTGTGTACATTCTTCACTGTCCGATGGGTCTTCGCGCCAAGTGTCCATTTTAATCTCTGTCGATTTTGGTAATCTTAAATGGGTACTGAACTTGAGAATAAAACTTCTTACGCTGAGTCAAGTGCCGCTTCGCGTATTTACATGTTGAAGTAATATCCCATATCTCAACATGGTCCTTGTCTGTTGCTAATCTTAATCCACGTCCTATGCTTTGTATGACACGAACAAAGCTCTTGCCCGGTTCCAACAATCCTAAGTTGAAGATTCTTGGAATGTTTAGGCCAACCGCGGCGATGCCGTATGTTGCTATGATGACGATGTTGTCCTCGTCGTGCGCTCTTTGAAATTCTTCCTGTCGCTTGATGTCCTTGTCCTTGCCGCTGAGGAACACGCTGTTTGGTATCATCTCCTCCAGCAATTGGCCGGTTTTGACATAGTTGACTAATAGCAACACATTTCCATCGGCGCTTATGCTTGTGAAGATACGGCCGATCTGCTCCAATCGTGCTATGTCACCTGTCAAGTATTTCATTTCGGATTGATAGTTGCCGTAATCGCCCCAGTCTTTCAACTGTAAGATGTTCACATTACAATTAGCAAGCAATCCTTTTTCCTGTAGTTCTTTGGCACTAACTTCGCCCACCACGCCACCAATACTTGTGCGCAGTGCGAAGAAGTTGAAGTCTTCTTTTGGAATCGTTCCAGTCAAGCCCCAGCGAATCGGTACTTGTGCTAACGGTCCTTGCATCATTGCTTTCAGCACGTCAGCTTTCATTCCGTGACACTCGTCTACTATAACTGCTACTGTACCAGCAACGAAATCATCCAGTGAAAGCTTCGCATCAGCCTTTGTCATCTTGTCGAGGCTCTGCCAGGTACAGATCGTATGCTTCTTGTCGTACTCGTGTCGTCCGCCGAAGATAACGCCAACGTCCAATCCCATCAGCTTGTAATCCTTCTCTGTCTGTGTGACTAAGCTGCGGTTTGGCACAACAACGATAGTTCTGCCGTATATCTCACACGCTTGCGACAATGCTGCTGTGATGACCGTCTTACCTGCGCCTGTGGCAATCTCTTGTAACGATTGCGTATTGTCGAAGAAATTATTGACAGCGTCCACTTGATGGTCTTGGAAGACGATTGGTTGGCCTTCTAAGCGATGATCTTTTGGCCACAGTACGTGATTGTACGAATCCTTTGTTATATGCTTGAACGTGTAATCTGTGCGATATGTGCGCGTGTCGTCCAGTTCAATCTCATAGCCAGCGTCCATTATGACTGGCAGAATCTCTGGAAGCAGGTTAATAAACGTAGAACCACCCATTTGAAAGAACGCAACCGTGCCATCCCATCTGCCTAACTTGAACGCTGGCATATGTCGGGCATATGGTAATACGAATTTGAACTTGTTTACTAACTTCTTTCTGAGACTGATATCCAGCCCTGTAATTTTAACGTTCGTTTCGTCTTTTATAACTAATGTTGCTTTCATCTTTTTTTAGTTGCTTTTTTATTTTGTTATCTATGTCTTGGCAATAGTATATATTCTTTGTAGCGGTGTTGAACCAATTTCTTCTGCTTGGCCCTGCCATAAAACCCGCTGTGCTAACGATTAAATCTGCCGGGACTGCTATTACCCGACTGGTTATATACACTGTTTTGTTACTGTTGAAATTATATGTAGCATCGTTTGATGACGTTGTTACTATGCTGTATCCTGGCATTCTATGAGCGATTGATGCGGTGACTTCCCGAAAAAGCGATGGAGCTGGCATGTATATTACCACATTTTTGTATTCCAACTGGTTGATCTTTTGCAGAAGATCGCTCATTGTGTTGTGATCTGAGCTAACAAACGATCGTCTCATTAAAATGATGTCCGCAATGTCGCGGTGGGTTTGATATACGTAATCCACAAGGTCGTTGGACAATGTGAACGCTAATATGTTCGATGCTGACGCGACCTTGATGAAATTTGACATATGGATTTCACCTATATTGACGTGAATCCATTCCAGCATGGTCTCGGGCGCATCGCGTAAAACTAGCTCACCGTCTACAATGTCCAGTTGAATATTCTTGTAATCGTATCCGTCCTCCATGCGCTTGACAAGCTTCTTGTATGAATCTGTGATCTCAAATTTATGATCCTTAACGAATATGTCAGCCCATTTCAGATTGGAAGCGGTTGCCTTTAGCTTCCAAATTTTAGTCTTCTCGTCGTACGTTACTCTGCCTCGAGAATTGTTAGCATAACTAGCTACCATTCCAATCAAGCGCGGCTTGTATGGAAATTTAAGATTGATCCAACCATCTTCAGCACTAACCGAATGAGCTCGATCGACAATAGTACGCAGAGGCATCTGCGTCGGCGTGTTTAGATTAATATTCGATACATCGTATCCAGCCTTTTTCCATTGTCTGTGATATTTTGTGACCAGCTTAACTGCTAGAACTTGTTGTTTGTCAGTTAGCGCCAGCTTCTGCGATATTTGTTTAGCTATTCCGCTGATCGCTGCTGTGTCGTAACGTGCTGGATGAATTGGCTCGATGCCGGGGACTTTCTGCGAGCAGCCAACCGGAGGCCTAGCTGCGATCCGTGCCTGCAGCTCAAGCAAAGATTGCTCTAACGTGTCAAACGTTTTAAGCGGCATTGTTATTTTCGGCTTCTACTCGTTCGATTTTCTCTGTTATCGCGGCAAGCAGAATGGAGTTTAGCACTCCGCTGCGAAGAGCTTCTGCTTGACCCGCTGTCGCTTTTAATTCGACGTACTGTGACAAGGACGCAGCGTCTAAATTTGAGTGCGCCCACGTGTCGATAAGAGCGTCAACTGTCTCGTCGGCGATGTCTATAGCTCCTTTCCAGTGTCCATCGGAAGTTTCAACCCATTCGTCGCCGTTATCATCAGTAATAACGGGAACTAAATTGTCTTGGTCGTCTGTTATATATGGCATATTGTTTTCTCGTTGTTATACAGGCATTATACTATACTTATCCTGATTTTCCAAGCTTATTGAAAAACTAGTCAAAAAAAAAGCGCCCCGGAGGACGCTTAAGGCCAACTAAATTTTCTACTATGCTTTTGCC